TTCTCTTTTAATGTTTCTATTCTGTCACCAACACATTGTGCTGCCTCTACTGTTCCGCTATCTGCCTCTACCCTTACAATGTAATCAGGTACAGGTGGTATATATTTTAAACAGTCGGGGCGTGAATCAAAAGGTATTGACCTTTTAATATTATCCCAATCACCAAACCAAGTGGTACAGTACACACTTCCATATCCTGCGGGTATAGCCATAATCTTTGTTTTAAAACAGGGGATCAATCCCTTTTTTCAGGGGATCAATCCCTTGTAATTTAAGCTGCTGTAAAAGTACACCCTGTACTTGTTACAACCGATGCCTCTACATACCAGTTAGTACCATCACAGTCTAAAGTTACCCAATCACCAGGTAAGAACTTAGCTACTACCAAAGTAATAGTATTCTCATCCGATGCTGCTACTACTGCACCTGCTACCTGAGCAGACCCTTGTATAACATTTGTTGCTGCTACAATAGTCCAATCAGTAGTAGCTGCTGTCGTGCTACAGATAAATTTGTACTTCACTCCTGTTGATGTTCCCACCGCAGGTAAAGTAATCACTTCACCTACTGCATCCAACATATAGGTTTTGCCACTATCAGCCTTTGTTAATGTAGTATTTGCTGAAATCTCTACAATTCGCTCACGTGATCGCCTCACGTCATTTGTTACATAAGTTGCCATCTTTATTTGTTTTAGTTAATAATAGCCTTTTTAAATATACTTCAATCTTCTTAATATTCTCTATTTTTGGTCTGTATCTTATATTACCCATCCTCCCATGTTTTGTTGTCCCTCACTATTCAACTCACCTCCTGTTATCGCTGCTGATATTTCAGGAAACTCGCTAGAGTTATCACAAATATAATCACTCATTCTGTTACCGTAAAACTCTGCTTTGTCTTTGAACTTTTTAATAAGCATATTCATATTTTCCTCACTTGCACTAATACCGTTCTCTGTTGTGTGTTGGTTTATTCCTCCGTTACTTATTTCATACTGTAAAAAGGGTAGAAAATCCCACATTACTAAATAAACTAGAGTAGGTGTTATATATGTGTTTTCCAAAGTAGCATAGTATTCATTACCTGCATCATCCAATTCATCATCCTCTATAAGGTCTTTCACTTTCTGCATTAAATTAGTGCCGATTATAGGTTGTAAATGAATGTCCTGTGCAGTCATTACATGGGGCAAAATCTTGTCTTCATCAATGTTGCCACTTAACCCAGTAATTCGCATTATATCTGCCCTATTTATTAAAAGTACCTCAGCCATTTTAGTTCTTATTTACAAATCCATGTTTAGGCATGTCAGTAGGTCGCTTTGCTACATCTGTATCGTTAACAGGTAATCGTTCCCTTTCATCTGGCGGCTGTTGTAATATCATTCTACGTGCTTCATTCACGCTTATACGCTTATTATTTTTTCTTACATAGGTTTGTCGCATCCAAAAATGATGGCAGTTACCACCGCCTTTGTATAGCCAGATAGAATAAGTATCTGCACCATTCAAACCCCAACCCCTGTTAACTGGTTTATCCCCTGCTGCTATAATATCCTCTTTTCTGTAAACCTTTTTAGCACTCACCATCTTTTTACAAAATTCCCTTGTATTAAAACTTGTTGTTCCTGGTGAATATACATAACGAACCTTGAATAAGTCTGTATCTTGTTCACTTTTTGTTGTGGGTGATGAACTTGGTACACTTGCTAACAATATTCTGTCCATTCTGTCATCTTCATCATAGTTTACCTCTTGCTCGTGGACCAATTCCCACTCTTCCAAATCTATTTCCTCACCTTGTAAATAAAGTTCATTAGACATTTCAAACTCAATAGGTGTATTGCTCTCAAATCCTACGTCTAAGAAGTTTTTTTGCTCTCCCAATAGGAAAGTAATATTGTTTAGCATAAGTATCCTGTAACTCTTTAGTACAGTTCTCTCATACAACAACCATGCGTTCTTTATTTCATCTGCGTTTGACCCTAACCCTGATGAATCTCTAATACCAAAGAATAAAGGTGAAGTAATCCTATGTCCTACCATTATTTTCTTAGTGCTTTCCTCTGATAAGAATTGATATTGCTTATCTAAGTCAGGTTGTGCAACAGGTTCAATAGTTGCTGCCTCTTCTTTTGAATCATTGAACGCCAAAACGTATTTACCTGCATTTGATGTACCACCCCATTTGTTTTGAATGTTGCGTTCCATGTCTTTGCGTTTTTCCTCACCAGGATCACCATTATTGAAGTTTACTAACATAGCAGGTGATAAACCGTTCATAATGTTGTTAAGATGAAAGTTAGATATCTCTTCCTCTATGTGTGCATACTGTAAAGCACCCTGATAATCTACTGATGGATAATAAAATGAACCCGATCTGTAAGGTTTAACTGCTAAAATAGAAAGTGGTCTTTTTATACTATGGTTGTATGTTGGAAAGTCTTGGGGTTTGTACTGTTTCTTGTTGGTTTGCATCCAGTCATCACTATACCACATTGTATCTATGTTACCCTCTTCATCTGCAATGCCTGAACGCCAATTTTGAACGGGTGTGTACTTAACCTCTACAATATTTTCCAATGCCTCATCCATTATTATCTGCTGAACATAAAAACCATAGCATTTTAAGTCAAATGCCCACCTGCGTAAGTCATCATCTTTGAAAAGTCTTTTAAGTAGCATATAATCCTGAGGCTTATTGGCTGCATCTGCACTTGTTAACCCGTTGCCTATAATAGAATCAGCAACACCGTTTATAATAGCATGATTTGTAGGTGAACCCCTGTACCTATCTAACAAATACTCAAAATAATTATTACCCTCACCGTATTCTACCCATTTCTTCTGAGGGTTTTCCGTTATAGATGGACTTGTATAATTTGATAATGTTACAAATTCTATCATTTTGTTATGTATGTTGTTTCTGTCTTTGTTGGCTGTGTGTAGTAGTCATCTGTTACAGAATAGTTCTCTAAATCGGTTTGGTCTGTGCAGTATATCTTAGAAAAGTTAACTAGCTGTGATCCTAAATAAATCTTAACCATATAAAAACGACCCTCTATAAAATTGTAGGTAACATCTATTGTTAAAATACCATCTGAAATAGTACCTGCAACTAAATTAGAATCTGATGAGTTAAGACTTTCATCTATAACCATTACATTGAACGTGCTGCCCTCATAGTCCCTTACATAAGGGGTTATGGTTTGAGCAGTCGCTATTGCTGATAATATAATCATACTAATATAACGCTTAAACCCCTATTTTGTTTCTTTTTTGTATATTGGTATAAAGAAAAACCCCCACCGATTAGGCAGGGGTTTTTTATATCATCCGCTAGGATGGTGGGTCTGTTCCTGCTGTTACAGTTACAGGACCTGGTATTTGGTCAAAAGGATAGTCTGCTGCTGTTGGGTCAGCAGTTGCAGTTAGGAAATTGGCAGGTTCTTGCTCACGCCCTGTCAATACCATAGTATATCCTGATAAATCTCCCATCGCTGTTCCTGAAGTAACCGTTCCTCCCGTTACTTCCATTCCAAATGTACGCCCTAAGAATAACACGTTGTCATTGTTATCCTGGACAAACACATAAGGATTGCCGTAAGCCATTATCTTCAGTTCTTTTCGAGTTACAGCGTTCAACTGCTTAACAGTTAGGTTTAACACCTGCTCCCAAAAAGTTGTGCCTGTTTCCCTTGAAGAGTTAATGGTTTCCTCAAAATTAGATATGTCCTTGGTTTCGTACTTATAGACTGTTACCTCTCCCAAATCTGTGATAATATCCTCAGCACTTTCTACAATCGTTCCATCCCCTGCATTCATAAAATAGACTGCCTTAATGCCACCGATTGCATCCTTACATAATTCTAATCTTCCTTTGCTTAAATCACATGCCATAGTCTATAAGATTAAGCAGGTGTATAAAGTACAATTTCTGATCCTATGCCGTATTGTGTACCTGCTGTAAAACGCATTACAAAACGAACATTTTTGCTGCCGTCAATGTCAGCCATATCAATTATTTTGACTTCGTTGTTGTCGTTCAGTAAACCAGTACCGTACCATAGGTTAGATGCCTGTGCTGCTACTGCATAGTTTGATGTCAAACCGTTTGCAATAAATACAGGTATTCCATCAAATGTGAGTCCACCACTCCTGTTAAACCATTGTGTACCTTGTGCATTTGTACCTGATGCTCCAACTCCACTAGCTGCAAATCCACCTAATGCTCTGATATATGCTCTTCCGATATTAGGTGCTACATATAAAGTCATATCAGGCTCGTTATAAACTGCTGCAGGAATTTCATCTACTATACTACCTAACTCAGCTATAACATTACTTGCTGTTACTGTTGTTCCTGCCTCATCAACTACATCACTATCGGCTGTCATTTTCACAACCAGACCCTCAAACTGACCTGCTGTTGCTTCAACGCCATGCCATAGAGAAGTTTCTACACTTGCATTAACTATACCTGCCATCTGCTCTACAAAGAAAGCCTGAAAGCTAGGAGGTAATACGTCAAATGCTGAATAACCCATAGAAATAGCATCAAAATCCGATTGAAAATCAGTCTTACAAAGTTCAAGATTTACCTGAAGCTCTTTAGGTGAAAGAATACTCTCAGTTAAAGTAACTGTACCTGTTGGTGAAAAGTCACAAGTTGCATCTGCTAAAATACTCGCAGTAGAAATTTTCTTAACAACTTCTTTTAGTTTGATGTTAGGCTTGACTGTGATAGCATTTGCTCCCAAAGTAACACCTGATAGAGTAGCTGCCCCAATGTACTGCCCTGCAAATTCCCCTGCATAGGTAGTAGTGATTGATTCAGTAGTTGCCAATTTTACATTGTTGTAAAATGGTGTTTGCTGCATACGATGTGTAATACGTTCCTTGACACTCATGTTTGACAGGTCAAGGTTACTAGGCATTTCTTTTGCCAAAACAATCTTACCCTCTGGGGAAGTCTTAACACCTCTTGATGCAGGTTTAGAAAGTTTAGTTTCTTTCTTTACGTTGTCAGCTTTTAGCTGTTCGTTCTTGGTTTTTAGTTCCTCATTTTCGGCTTTCATTTTTTCGATAGCATCCAAATCTTCCTGGCTTAACTCTTCCTCTGCTGCTGCAATGCTGTCAATAACACCCTCAGCCGTAACGGATAGAATCATACCATCAGCTAAAGCATATTCACCTACTGCTAGGGGTACACGTTCCTCCCCATCGAGCATCCAAACTGCTTCGCCTGATTCAAATGCTTCTGCAAAAATTACAGTACCATCCTCTAAAGTCATTTCGGCTAACTCTATATCGTCACCCAAAACAACTTTACGAATCTTCTCTAAAATTGATTTCTCTTTACTCATTTGTATAAAAATTTAATTAAATAAATATAACAATATAACATCTTTAGAGTTGTTTT